ATACTCTGAGTCCAAACAGCATTACAAACAGATTTTACTTCATCTGCTATAGCCGTCACTCCATCAGGCTCTTTATCTAAAGGATTATCTACTAGATTATCGGATGCATCTAACGTACCAGGTTGTAAAACAAAGCGTTCAAAAGATCTGGTCAGTTCAACATTGTCCTTTTTTATGACCACGGCCTTTCTGACCTGTACAGCTTTATACTGGCCAACGACCTCAATTTTATCGTACTCAATAGACTCGGATAAGCTCATTTTAGGAACGTCCTCCAGACGAAACAGGTTTAATGGGCTTAGTTTATAGACGTGCTAACGGTCTAAATATAATAAAAACCGCCAATATTCACAAAATGTCCACTCATGTCTCCACCATTAAAACCGTTATTTGAAGAATCTTTAAAATATAACCTTCCAGAACTTCCTTCAAATTGTCCCATTGGGCCTGTAGTAGAACCTGTATTAGAATGTACAGCAGCACTGTAGTAAGTACTTGAAAGACCAGTAAAAGGGAAGCTAGTTAAATATTGACCAGTGCCACTTGAACTACTACCAAATGTTCCATATATCTGAAATGTTACCAGTCTACCTATTTTAGTATAAGTAGAAATTTCATTAGTAAAGGAGCCGACACCAGAAGTTGGAGTCCATGTGCCCTCTTCATAATCGTCCAGTAAATTTACACTACTACCACCATACGGACTAAATGCTATTCCATAACCTGCATCCATAAAAATATGACCAGTTGGATGAAGATCCCCATAGTCGGTGATCCCTAATTTCTCAACCCAACTACCACTCTTTTTAGATCTAAAACCTAGTCTGTTATCGCCAGCGTTTTGAATACGCCAGTTATCATCATTGTCATCACCTTCATCTGCCGTAAGGCTTATTAAAGCTCCACCACCTTCTCCACCTTTAATTTCAATATGACCATCACCAAGATTCCCAGTAGTAACAACTTCTAAATATCCTGCTGATAAAGTAGTACTTATTTTAGCTCCGTACTGAGTAGTCTCAAATTTCTTAGCACCGTTCCAATAGAGTTCACATGACCCACCTGGATTAAAGGTTGCATAATACGCAGCAGCAGCATCTTTTGTTAGACGTATAGCTCCGTCACTCTGTAACCATAGAGGATGATCATTTATACATTCAATAACGCTGTCAGTGCCACTATGGTAGATTTGTAGATCTGAACCAGAACCAAAATTCGCCTTGTAATTATCAGGGATGTAAATACCTTGAGTAGCATCTAGATAAGTAGATGTATATAATCGACCTGTTACGATTGCTCCATTAGCGTCAGTATTGAATTTATTAGCGTTGTCGTAATAGAGTTCTACAGCTCCGTCTGGTATTACTGAAATACCTGTTTCTGTCGTTTTAGCTCTAATAAATAAAGTTCCTGTACCATTTTGGAGGTATGAATGAGATCCATCATGGTAGATCTGGATGTCATTACCATTTCCAACAGTTATACCAGAAGTTGCTGGTGCTCCATCATCAAGATGTAAAGAACCACTAATATCTACTCCCCAACTTGCAGTCTCAAACTTCTTACTACCGTCATAAAAGAGTTCTACAGCTCCGTCTTTTTTAAAGAGAGCTGCTTCTTCAGTACCACCAGTTAAAAATATTTTTAAATCACCAGTTATATTTTTTATAAATGAGTCCGTACCATTATGGTATAGATAAAGATCATTCCCTGTCCCAAACTGGGCTTGAATATTATCTCCAAATTGAAGAGCTGCATCTAATACTTCTATATGTTCAGCACCGACTGCATCGTCTGCAATCTTAGCTCCAGTAACTGCATCAGCAACTATCTTTGCACTTGTAACTGTGTTATCACTTGGTTCGCCNATACCGCCTGACTCTTGATAAAGAATAAAATCAGGAGCNGCCGCTAAATTAGTTGCTGTTTTAAATCTAGATCCATCAACAATAAAACCAGTAATCCCACTTGTGGACGTACCAGAATTAGGTCGTTGAATTACACCGCCATAACTAACTAATAAAGTATTTGCTGCTGCTGGGCTAACTGCTGTAGTTGTTCCAGAAGTAACAAGAGTAAAATCATTCCCTGGATAACTAGCCGATCCATCATTAGCAGCATTTCTAAGAGCTAAATATTTAAAATCTGGGCCACCACCTCCACCACTTACCTTTGCTACCGATCCATCATCTTTTTTGAAAAACAGTTCAGCCGTATCCGTTCTTATAACGGGTTCACCTACCACCATGTCAGAGGCAGATGGATCGCTGCCACTACCTCTTTTGAGCTTAACTGTCGTAGACATTAGTTATTCCTCAGATGGTTTAGTAAGTTCCACCATCAATATCAAAACCAGAAACAGATCCGTTCTCAAGGAATGTAACTAGATCAGATAAAGCGACCTGAACCATTGTACCTGCATCATTAACGACTAAACGATCAGCAGCAGCCAAGGTTGTTGAAGTAGCTGACGTTCCACCATCACAACAAGTGTTCAATTCAGTGGTTGTTACGGTTGCTCCATCAAGGATTTCTATCTCTGTGGAAGTTAAAGCTGCTAAAGCAGAAGAACCGCCTGATTGACAAGAAGATAAGTTTGTTAAATCCGTGGCTGATGCTTGCGCTCCTAAACTTGCCCTTGCTGTCGCTCCTGATTCGATAACAAAGTTAGATCCATCACCAACAATAAACCCACTATCTGAAGGAGTTAGACCAGCTACATCTGCTAACTGTGCGTCATAAGCTTGAACATCTGAGCCAATAGCAACTCCTAGAGCTGTTCTTGCTGCACTTGCTGAAGTTGCTCCTGTTCCACCATCTCCAATCGCAAGAGTTCCAGTGATTGAACTTGCATCTAACTTGACCGCCAGTTCTCCTGACTCAATAACAACACCACCATTGCTCTTCAAATCGGCAGACATTGTATTGCCTGATTTCTGAAGACCATCACCTGCTGCAATTTGCCCTGCACCTGAGAACTGAGCAAATGTAAGGTTGTTGGTTCCTACAACTGCTGAACCTTTATCAGAAGTACAGACGAAACCGTTTTCAGCGTTAGTTGTTCCTTTTTCTATAAAAGTAAATACTCCAGCAGCATCAACCCCTGTCGCTAAATCGTCTGTTCTTGTCCAACTGCCACCACTAACGACTTTATAAATACCGTTTTGAGACGCTGTTGATTGTCCTGCAACAAGTACTCGATCATCAGCAGATAATGAAACACCGTCTACAGACTGAGTTCCACTTAAAGTTAAATTTGAAGTAGAAACAACAACACAAGAATCTTTAATATCTAATCCTTGAGCAACTCCATCTACATATCCTTTATTTGCTGCGTCATTATCAGAAGTACAATCTGCAAGGTTTGTGATTTTCTGACTATTAGCAGAAACAGCAGCCGTTGGAGCTGCCATCTGATCAAGTCTATTTACTTGTACTCCTGTATCAAAATCAGATATTTTTGTATGCGCTATTGATGGTATATCAGCAGCAACTAAAGCTCTATACGCAGCCGCCGCAGCCGATCCAGCAGTAGGGCCAGCAAGAATGTAGTTAGCTGTCTGGGTCGTTTCTTTGTCGAAATATTTACCTTTACCACCTACAGGAATAATGGATGTTGCCGATCCACCTGCACCACCAGTTCCTTTACCAAAGTAGAGAATCTCATTACCTTCCGAAAAAGCTAATTCTGCGTTTTCAAGACTGGTAGGTGCTGAACTTCCAGTGCTTCTTTTGATTCTTATAGTGTTAGCCACTAGAAGTTGCCTCCGTCTGTAATTGTGCTAGTAGTCCAAGATGCGTCAGCCTTAAGACTTGACGATGTACTGTCATAGTAAACGATAGATCTATTTACAGCATTATCCAAGTTAATTATGTCAGTAGCACTAGCACCTTGCGGCCCTTGAGTTGCAACCGTTATGACTGAACTATTGCTTTCATCAACAGTTACAGTGTTTTTATTAGTGGTGACGTTAACAGTAGTCATGCAGTGTATCCTTCATCCATATAAATAGTACCTTCTATCCAGTATTCTTTCAGCCCTGCACCGTTAGTTAATAACACATCATATTTATATTCATCAGCAGTAAACGTAGTTGTTTGAGTATCTGTAAGCGTCCAAGTCCATGTCCCATTCGCTGCACTTGTAATAGCACAAGTGGCATCAGCAGCTTTAGTCGTACGACCAGAATCCCAAATCTGACTTGCGATTGAATATCCTGAAAGATTTACTGCACTACCTCCCGAATCTTTCAATGTGACCGAGACACTGTGATCCGACCTTCGTTGGATCGTCATGTCATACGTTCCAGGTGCTATCGCCATAGGAATCTTTGCTTATCTTTTAAGTATATCAAGCTTATGCAGGTTTATTAGGCCAAGTCACTTCCTCTGGATTGGATAAAGTTGATGGTAAATCTCTAAGTGTTTGTCTATATTCCTTTCTCGCATCACTCATTGTCAGGTCTGAACTAGCCCACCAATCCGTTTCTGCTAAAAGTTTATTACGATTTTCTCTTAATAAAATCCATTTAGCATCATGTCCATTACTGGAAACAGTATTAGAAGTAAAAGTACAGTCCTCATAACTATCTCCTATTGATACTTCTCCTTCCGCAACAACAGCAATAGATCCTTCAGGTGGCGACCATAAAGTCATATCTCCATTCCATTCCACAACATTAATTACTTTTTTATCTTCAATGATTGCGTAACGAGCCATAGGTCTAAAAGCCTTCTTTTCTATTTTAGATAATTGGAATCCAATACTAACCCGATCACATTCACTTCCTACACAATGCCAAAAATAAGGCTTAGTTCCTGTAGCTGTAAAACGTCTGATAGTAATTCCCTTATCGTCATAATCAGTAATAACTTTTCCATCTTTGTAATATCTAAAAAATGATTTCTCTTGTTCTGAAGCGTAAGTAATATAAATCCGATCAGTTGGATGATTGTGATTTGTATGCCAACTCATAAAACCAGTGTCGGGATATAAAAAAGTCCCACTACAAGAAACATGTAAATCAGGAAATAAATCCTTTACAATCTTTTCTATTTCCTTCGCTGGTATATCTACTAACGCTTTAGAAAGATTATTTTTATTACTCTTTGGCACATCAAAATCTATAAGTGAAAGAAGTCTCTCTTCCGATACATTATTTTCCCAATCAGGTATATATTTAGCTTCCGAATTTGCTTTTATTTCTTCCAGATACGGTTCAATTATTTCCTTTATTTTCTGACTTATTTCTGGTGGAAATGAATTACGAATTACCACTGGAATACAATAATATAGCCTGCTCCACCTGCATTTCCTGTTGAACCACTTGAGTCAGGATGATGTTTCCCTGCTCCTCCATTTCCATAACTATTACCTGTAAATTCAGCAACATTTGTATTTGTATATCCCGTCACGTTGCCTGTTATACCAGCAGTTCCGTTCCAGCCTATAAGATGATTGCTACATGATCCTGCCGAGCCACCTGCTGTACTTTGATCTTGGCTAGCGTAATTAGAACCTCCTCCACCTCCAGCAGTACAAGTTGCACCCGAACCAGCAGGATTAACAGAAGAAGAACCCCCAGAGTTTCCGTTGCTACTCGATGCTGCACCACCCGATCCTACTGTGATTGCAGCACTAGAACCTAATTCACTTGAGCTATAAAACTTGATCGCTGTTGCGCCTGAACCACCCTGACCTGAATAAGCAGGTCTATCGGGATGGTCATCGTTATTCGAGCGACCACCTCCACTCGATCCTCCACCTCCAATAATAATAAATAGAAACCCAGACCTAGCTGCTTCGGGAGTAAAGGTTGTATTGCTAGAGAAAGTACTAACAGATGCGCCTAGAGAAGAAATAGCCCAACTTAAAGCACTCCCATCTGTCGTTAAAGTCTTACCGCTATTCCCTGATTGGCTTGGTAATAAAGCCGCTATTCCTGCTGCTGCTGTTGTTGCACCTGTACCTCCATTAGCAATATCTGTTACTCCTAAAGACTTATAAAGACTCGAACTTAACGATCCAACCTCAATCCAAGATGTATTTCCAGCGTTTCTTACTTTTAAAACTGCTGGACTAGAAGAAGTATCAAGCCACTGCATAAATGCAGCTTTTGTTGATGGCTCGCTATTTCCACTATTTAATGTTTGAAGAGCTTCAAGATTGTCATTAATATCTATCCTCGCCTGTGGAAAGGTGACATTTTCTAAACGTTCTGAATTGGCTCCTCCTGTTGGGTTTGCTTGTGGCATTAGATGGCCCTCCCGAATCCTGTCACAGTGTACATAAATGCTGTATTCACATTACTCCCATTATTGAAGGTTGCGGTAAATCCTGTTCGGCTCAAATTAGAAATACTTACATGTAACGTAGTACTAGAAGAATTTGGAGTGATTTGCACTTGTGGTGTTTGATAAAACGGTTTTTCAAAAGTAACGTTATAAACCCCAGTAGAAGCTGAAGTGTTAGAAGCAACAGAAGCACTATCTGTTCTACCTAATAAATCTAAAGTCGAGCCAAGATCGCTAATTGTTACTTTTGCATCTGTGTTTGTTGAAGTAATAGAAGCTTTAATTTGCAATCCTCTCGCTCTTACAATTGCAGCTTCAAATTCTGCCCATTCTCCCCATGTAGGAGAAGAACTAGGATTGTCAGGTGTAGTTCTTACAAATAAATCTACATTCGCTTCATCAATAACATCTCCATCAAATTTTCCTGATGCTGCGTCAAATAAACCAGTCCTCGAATCCCAAGCTGCTCCTGTTGCAGCAATAGAATTACTAATAACCTCCTTTCTTAAAACAGCGTCATATTGAACACCAGAATGTCCAAAATCAAAAGTAGTTGCAAACGTATATTCTCCCTCTTCATCCCCATCAGCATAAAATGGATCATGGTATCCAGAAGATACATAAGGATTAGGAGTTAAAACTAAGTTGTTTCCTGTAATACCTAAACCACTATTGACTTTAGTACCACTAAAAGCTGTCTCTTCACTCCATGTCTTTACATTTAAACGTCTTGTTGAGGCAGGTAAAGTTGTGACAAATGAAGCAGGATTAATTGATTTATTGCCTAAATAATCTTGAGCTTTAACAAAATACGTTCCAGCTAATAGAGGAACTTGTTTCTGAGTCGAAGCACCTGAGACACCATCGACAATCTTGTTACTCGTTAGCCAACTAGCACCTGAAGTTCTAGGGTCATGTCTAATGATAATTCGACCACCTAACTTAACATCTAACTGAGGGACTTCTTTCCAAGAAAGTACAGCTAATGTTTCCGAAATTGGAACCATTGATAAGTTTGTGATGTCATCTGGATTACCTTGAACACCTCTAACATCGTATTCACCAACAGCAGGTGTACTATAAAGAAGTCCACTAGAACTTAAGCTGGAAACTTGAACTGCGTAAACTCCAGTTTTGACATCCATTAAATCTATTGTGGTTCCGTTTACAACTTCTGTTGTGAAATTGTCGTCTTCATGTCTCCACTTAACTCTATAACGATCTACTCCATCTACTCCTGACCAATGGAATGTAACCTTTACAGCAATCTTACCGTTTAATTCATATTGAAGCTCTTTTGTTGTACTTCCATCGTAACGAGGAATATCTAAAACTTGAACGTTAGAAGGAGCAGCAGGAATAACATTCAAATTTGTAGTATCTCTAGCCGTTAAAGCAATGTTTTGTTCTATATGATCGTATTTACTTGGATTATGATAAACAGCTTCAACTGTATAAAGAAAATCATTTTCTTCTTTTATACCTAAAACTCTCCAATAAGAAGTCTGTAAATCTGTACTCTCTATAATCCAAATACTATTGTTATCAGGAACCGCTTGAAAACTTGAAGAGATATTAATAAGACCAGTACCCTTTACATAATCTGTATTCCAATAATTGCCATCACAATAACCAGCGATACCTGTAATATTATGCCCACCATCAAACGTTCCATCGGGCAAGACAACTCCTAATGTAGGAGATGTTGCAAGAGAAATATTTTCAATTTCTGCGCCACTATCTACTCCAACAGAATTAATTGTTGCAGAGGTAATTCTTCCTGCCCTTCTAGTTCCAGCTTTAACAGGATCAGCAACAGAAATTAACTGCCCAGGCTTTAATAGTTGAGCCGTTACTAAACTAGAAGTGAAAGCAATTACTTCTCCATATTTCTCCTCATATAACAACCATTTACCTAATCTATTAGCTTGCGCTCGACTGGTACAAGCAAAAGCAGTCACACTCTTTTTCACAACGCCCCTTTTTGCTATTTCACCTGCATCTTTAACAACTTCATACGCTCTATCTTTTAAAATTAAATCTAAATAAGCAACAACAACAACTGTAGGTTTTGTTTTTGAACTTTGATTGGTATAAGAAAAACCTTCTTCAGTTACATTGCTTTGGTTAAAGTTATAAACAGGATCAGAAGGTGAGTCTTGAGCAATCGTNAAACTTCCATCTTCCCAGAAACCTTGACTTCTCATAACTGAAAGAAGTTGATTAACTACGTTATACGCTTCATCCGTTGAACTAATAGTTGCATTACAACTAAACCTTGCTTCCTTGGTTGTTACCCCATCCAACGTATATTCAACTTCTTCATTTGCATATTTACTGGCACGGAAAAACGCCCATTTGTCTAATTGTGAGCTATCAAAATGATCCCCAAGACCAAATCTTTCATTTAACATCAACGCATACAACAACCAAGAAGGACAGGAAGTCCAAGTTGCAGCTTGGAACGTTCCGTCCCATACAAAGTTAGTTGGATATATGATTCTTCCTGAATCACTGTCAACTGTAACTCCAGTTGGAATCTGTACTTTTAAGCCTTTAATGTCATATTTTCTACTAGGTATGGAACTAAACTGTTGGGCATCAAGCCTTACACCGATTAAGGCTGTATTAGGATAAGTTTGTGTGTCAAATTTAACGGTAGTAAATGCACTCCATGTAAAGGAATTAGATAATAAGGAGTCACTACTGTCATCAGTTACTCTTGTGACTTTTACGGTGTAAATTGAATTGGGATTATCTTCTTTGTTTAACCTTATTTCGTATTGTCTGTTATAAGCATCACCTGTCCTTCCTCTTATCGTGTCATCTATAACTTCATCATAAGCAGTATCATTTCCTGTTGATATATTTGTGTATTTAATTGCTATTTTCAACTGAACATGTGTACCTAAAGTATCTCCGTTTTTGCTGTCTATTCTTTGAAGAACAGGGATAGTAATTTTAACTCTTACAGCATCAACAGTTGTATCCGATATTGTTCTTGTTACAGGAAATTCTTTAGTAACAGGAACATTAACAGCCGTTGCAGATAAGATTGCAGTTGAAGATTCTAAAGGAATATAATTTTGATTTGCTGTCCCTGTCCTTTCGTATAAATCTACGTCTTTAAAGTTATAAGTTCCATCTGAATTTTGTAAAGCAGTGTCATTGAAGAAAACAGATTTAAACCCATCTGCAAGACCTTCAATTGGCCCTTCTGCTATAACCTCAGTTATATTTGCAAATTCTCTACTGTCTAAACTGTCTCTAGCAGTACGAGGAGTTCTATCACTACCTTTATCACCTTTACCCCCACCACCAGCACCAATAATTGTTGTAGTCATGTGTCCACCTGAACGGTATCAATACCTGCGCTGACAACAACGCTTCCTGTTATTGTACGTCCCAAAACAATAGGGACAGGAACACCAGCAGCATTTGTATTGGTGATGCCACTAAAGTTAAACGATTCTCTAGGATCTTCAGTCTTTTCAGGCGTTTTTGGAGTTGGAGCCAGCATCCCTGCAATTCCCCCTAAGACCAATGAAGCACCGAGATTAAACATTGCCGTAGTAGCCCATCCAGCCTTAGCAAAACCACCAGCAGCTTTTATTCCTGCAAATGCACCTGTAGAACCAGGGAGAAGAATAGCAGTAGCAATCAAAGCCGCACCTAAAAGTATTTTTCCCGTATTACCTCCAGCTCCAGCAATAACAGGTGTGATCAATATGTCTTCCTTCCCAATCGGATCATTTATTTCATCAAGTCTTATTGATGTATCTCCTACACAGACAAC